CACTCACAATGGCGAATCCGCTGACCGACGTCAGCGTGGTGGTATAAAGAACACTGACAAAGGTTGGAGTTTCCACTGTTTTAATTGTGGCTTCACTGCCAGTTTTATCCTTGGTCGCAATGTGGGATTCAAGGCTCGTAGATTTCTAGAGTGGTTGGGTGTTCCTGTAGAAGAGATTGAACATTTAAATCTTGAAAGCCTTCGGCATCGCAGCATAGAAGGCCTGCTAGATGATCGTCAACGCATGGCCAATGTGTTGGCCGATATTGCTTTTGATGAGATAGACTTGCCAGATGATTTTATCATAGCAGATGAAAATACTCCCAGTGTTTGGGAATACTTGCAAAAGAGACGGCTACCCTTGGACTATCCGTATGGACTCCAAGGTACTCCTAGCGATGCCAAGTGGACAGCCAGACTAGGAGTTGTCGTGCCATTCACCCATGAGCATCGAGTCGTAGGATATGCCACAAGATATCTCGACGACCGCAGTCCTAAGTATATCAATCATACCCCACCTGGTTATGTGTTTGGTACAGACCTGCAACAAGACGCCTGGCAATCAGTTGTTGTAACGGAAGGGGTATTTGATGCACTTAGTATCAATGGTGTAGCTGTATTACACGCAGATATAAATGACGCACAGGCTCGATTAATAAGGAGCCTTGGGCGAGAAGTTGTAGTAGTCCCCGATCAAGACTTACCGGGCATGCGACTGGTAGAGCGTGCAGTTGAACTGGGATGGAGTGTAAGTATACCTGAGTGGCCAGACGGAATCAAAGATGTAAATGATGCAGTAATTTATATGGGCCGTTTGGCCACGTTGCTAACTATAATGCACGCTCGAGAAACCAGTCGAATTAAAATTGAACTAAGGAAGAAACAACTTGTTAAAAGATTACGGACTTGATGTACAAAAGCTATTCTTAGAAATGATGTTGCAGGACGCAGAGAGCTATGTGCGTGTGCAGAACATTTACAATCCAGAAAACTTTGATCGCAGTCTTAGACCCGCAGCCGAGTTCATTGCTAAACACAGCAATGATCATAAAACACTTCCATCAGCGGAACAGATATCAGCGACCACAGGAGTTAGGCTACACTACATTCCGGATTTAACAGAAGGACACTTTGACTGGTTCATGGAAGAGTTTGAAGCATTTACTCGACGCCAAGAACTGGAACGTGCTATTCTCAAGAGTGCAGACTTGTTGGAAAAAGGTGAGTATGATCCGGTAGAAAAACTGATCAAGGATGCGGTGCAGATCAGTCTAACCAAGGACATGGGCACAGACTACTGGGCCGATCCAAGAGCCCGAATAGACAAGTATTTTAACTCAGGTGGACAAGTGAGCACAGGTTGGCCACAGATGGATCGTATCTTGTATGGTGGATTCAGTCGCGGTGAACTGAACATTTTTGCTGGTGGATCAGGATCAGGCAAGAGTCTGGTCATGATGAACATAGCATTAAGTTGGCTACAGGCCGGACTCAGTGGTGTGTATATCAGTTTAGAATTAAGCGAAGAACTGTGTGCGTTAAGGACTGACGCCATGTTGGCTGGAATGAGCACAAAAGAAATACGCAAGGACATTGACCAAACAGAACTCAAGGTAAAACTGGTTAGCAAGAAAGCCGGACAGTATAGAATCAAGGCCATCCCAGCACAGAGCACGATCAATGACATCCGTAGTTATATCAAAGAAGTACAGGTACAGACCGGAATTCGGGTGGACTTTGTGATGTGTGATTACTTGGATTTGTTGATGCCAGTATCGGCCAAGGTCAGTCCAAATGATCTGTTTGTCAAGGACAAGTATGTGAGTGAAGAACTGCGAAACTTGGCCAAAGAACTCAATGTGTTGTTTGTGACTGCATCGCAGTTGAATCGTAGTGCAGTAGAAGAAGTTGAGTTTGATCATAGCCATATAAGTGGTGGTATATCTAAAATCAATACTGCGGACAATGTGTTTGGTATATTCACAAGTAGAGCCATGAAAGAGCGTGGCAAGTATCAGATACAATGCATGAAGAGCCGATCCAGTACAGGGGTGGGCATGAAGATTGACCTGGACTACAATATTGAAACCATGCGTATCACAGATCCAGGCGATGACGAATCTGCCAGCAATGGATTTAAAAAGCCCAACATCTATGAAAGTATCAAGACACAGAGCCGTGTCACCCCAACAGAAACAGTGGATCAGACCACAGGTGAAATCACCAAAGTCTTGGCTGATGTGCAAAGTGCCAAACTAAAACAATTACTAGGACAAATTAAAACCAGCTCATGAGTTATATTTAGGAGCAATATCCAACAAGAATTTTTTATCAATTGGTGTGGTAACCATGTCAATGCTCCATTCTCTTTGATCTTCTAATAGATTATTATTGGTTTCATATTTGAATATACAGTAAGAAGCAAACCAAGGTGATTCAATAAAGCACTGATCGGGCAAGTCACGGATTATGTCTTGCATATCAGTTTGTTTTCCAGACAAATTATGTTGTAATTGCAGTTTTGAATACTCAGTTACCTTGCGACGCATGTTGTCAGTTAACGGTTTATTAAAGTAGTGCATGACAACATGTTCAATGTAATCCATATTGAGCAAACTATCAAATTCAATTATGTTTGGAAAATCATTTTCAATAAGATCTTTTTGGAACAAGGCGTAGTATTCTTTCATGTTGTAGTATGTAACATCATACCAAAATAATTGATTTGAAGTCCAATATTTAAAATCCTGTTGCAGATGTGGATTTTCAATCAAATATTTTTTATAAAAGTTATTGTAAATTGCATGATAGATTTTTTCTTGAACCTGTATAGTTAAAATTAAATCAAAGCCTTTGCTGGCTTTTTTCCAATGCTCTGGGTGTTTATGAAAATGAAAACACTGACATGACTCATCATTTATGGGTTGTTTTTTGTTGTCAGTTTGTGGTTGCCACAAATCGACCCTGAAGTTCATTTGTTCTTGATCGTCATTCAGGATTGATTTAAAATAATGGCCGCTGAGCCCTTCTCTGAAAAAAATTATTGTTTTCATAAGCTCGATAATGTAAAAAGCAAAGAAAAATTTTTCTTTTGCAAAACTTGGATTTTTAAGGTTGGTAATTTATGATGTATCAAATCCAACAAGTTAAATTTAAAATAATTAAATTTTACCTTAGTAGGATCCAGTCCTATAATCACTTTAGGATGATGTTGTGTCCAAAGGTCACAAAAAGTCAAAAATTCTTCTAATTCACAGTATTTAAAATAACTGCTAAAATAAGCCAACACCGGTAACGGTTTTAGATAAGTGGGATGCCAAGTCAAGTAGTCGTATTCAAAATAAATATCATTCCAATATCGCAGGCTTTGATCATGCAATTCTATAGCAGTGCACCAACGCTGATCGTTGGCAAAATACCATCCTGCACAGTCTATAGAAATATAGTCAGAATCTAATTCTTTATCAATTAAATTAATCACAGCGTTGGGTGATATAGCCGATTTGTGTCTTTTTTGGTTCCAATAGTGTAATAATGGACGCGATTGTAGGTACAGTCTAACAGACTGTAACGGACTTATCGTCAATTGAGCATAATTGTTAATAACGTTCATAAACAAACACATCTAGTCCGTGTATTCCTACAAAATGATTACCATCAACTTGTGCGGGTTGATATAACCTACAAAAATTATTATCGCATCTTGAAACAATTAAATCTATGCATTGATCGACGCGATCTGGAAAATCTAAACACATATCTTCTTTTATTATAAACTCGTAACGATTCACAGCCAGGTATGCGACTTTGATTTTTTTGTGTAATATGCTTTTGATTTGTTTTATAAAATCATCAATGGTAACTTTGATAGGAGTGTTTATGATAATCGCACCAGTGTTGTTATTGTCAAAATCTAAAACTTCATTACACAACATATAGAAGTTACTTTTTTTTCCATGCCATCCCCATTTGATTTCTTTGTGCATTTGACAAAAATTAATACATTGTTTCTCTTGCCAAGACATGTCTTGGACTAATTGTTTGTTACGCCAATGATTATTAATACTCATCAAAATGCTCAATGATAGCAGCGGCTATGTGTTGGTTCCACTCAATTCCTGGATGTAATGATAACATATTTAAAGCATGTTGCGTTGGGGCTAAATGCTCAAATGGTCCGACCTCTACAAAATCCACACTGTCCGGATCAATAACAATCTTGTGTGGATGATTGGTCACTGATTCTGGGAATTGATTGTTACTGTAATCACACAACAACCAACACCAGAGTTTGTTCTCTAACAACGCTGTAATTTTTTGCAAAATTTCAGTGAATCTCTCCACAGCAACATCTTTATCTAGTTCCAAATAACTTTGACCAGTGGTTCCCATACGATTTATATGAGTAAATTGTATCACGTAATAAGCAATGTCAAGATTGGTTTTGGTTAGAAATTCTATTTGCTCGAGTATGGTTTGATTGCTACTTTTAAAACAACCTTGTCCTAAATTCCATAATTTTTTATTGAAATGTTTTGCTACTCGGCTACTAAAAGTTTCTGCCATTTCCAGCCCATGCCCAGTTCCTATGCTACTTCCTAAACACACCACTAACGAATCTGGATCTTGAAGATCATAATTAAAATCACTGCGAAATCCTTGATCATTGAAATTGTAAGTTACACACCCACGAAAATCACTCCCGTAGCAGGATAAAGATTCACCTCGTAAATCATATTGGCTTGCATAGGGCTTTGGAAACAGGATTGACTTCATAGGTGAATATTTATAAATCTTATTTCATTGGTTGCAATAAATAATACAAAGGTCCTGGCCCTATGCAAAAGAAAACCCGTAGCATTCTCGAAGAATTAGAAACACTATACGCCGAGCGTGATCAGCGTCATGTTATCGAAAATCGTGCCGCAAACATCATTGCCAGCGCCATACGCCTGCTTGA